ACAAAATATACGAAGAGAGAGAGCCCTTGCTAGTGATTTCTTCAAGTCTTATGAACTTTGAATTGATCAACGGAAGCCATCTGAAAGTTTCCCTCACTCGCAAGCTCGGTTACAGAGAGAGAATCCTAAATTTAGCAGTATTTTTAAGCCAATACCTCGTAACCGTACAAGAAAATGCAACTACAAACCATTTTCTTCGCTCTATTTGTGCTCTCCTCCCTTTCCTTCTCAGCAGCCAATGTCCCTTTTTATCAGGGAATACACCGCACCGGAACGGCAAGCGGGAACGGAAGCGAGTCTCTAAGCTCGCTCTTTACTGTGGAGTTAACATCACTCCTTGCGGGAACGGAAAGGCCTTTTCCCCCACTTGGCTCCAAACCGATAGCGACCTCGGAGCCCCACGAGCCCACCTTGAAAGATGCGCTGGATCTGCTATGGCAAGTTATATCCAGAGATTCCGGACGTCTCTATTCCACGGCGCGGGTGAATTTTCAAAATTCTTGCGCGTCTGGACTCGCCACTGCGAAACGGTGGCTGAGGGAAGCATTCCAAAGCTTCCTGTGGGCCGTGATCTCACTATGGAGCTTATGCATTTGGGTCATTGTCTCCTGGACCTTTTATCTGGTGACGACATTTACAATACCCGTCGTATGTCTCGCATTGCTTTATGCCTTCACAACATTTATGGTGATGGTATTGCTGTGGATGTTTTCCGGCTGGCCCACTTGCCTCGCTCGGCTTATATTAAAAGCGGGGAAGACTATCTTCACGGTTCCCAGATTCAGGAGGAACTACAGTGAAGAAAAACAAGTTAAGGGATTTATTTCTTTGAAAATCCCCCAAAGCCCCCCCCGTGGAAGCGTGCTACTCGTGCAACATGAAGACAACTCTCATGCCGGGTATGCCAGCTGTGTACGGTTATATGACGGCACTCTAGCCCTCATGACCTGTCACCACGTGGGCACAGGGGTTCCCGGAGGAAAGGTGACCTCCACGAAAACACCTAATAAGATACCACTCCGCCTATTCACACCTCTGATCTCCTCAGAAAAAGGAGATTTCATGTTAATGAGCGGGCCTCCAAACTGGGAGAGCCTGTTAGGCTGTAAAGGAGCCCACTTCGTTTCCGCATCACAACTTGCTAAATCTAAGATGCGGTTTTTCTTCATTGAGAAGAACGAGTGGATGGCTGATCATGGTGAGATTGTAGGTCCACGTGATCACTGGTTTGCTACAACGCTCTGCAATTCAGAGCCCGGACACTCTGGCACCCCAATCTTTAATGGTAAGACTATAGTGGGTGTGCACGCTGGAGGTGAGAATGAACAGAACTTCAATGTAATGTCTACGATCCCTCCCGTCCCCGGTTTGACGACTCCTCAGTACGTCTTCGAGACTACTGCTCCTCAGGGTCGAGTCTTCACTGATGAGGACTTAAGTGAGATGATGAAAAGCGTCACCTCATATCCCCAGTTAGAAAAATTCAAAAGCCACACTGGGAAGAACTGGGCGGATGATGAAGACTTCGAAGTCGAAGTCAAGAGCAAACCCACCCCGGCACCCGTAGCTCAGGAAGCTAAACCCAAGAGTGGTGCTGAGGGGACTCCGCCGGTGAGCAAATCCCGGCAGTGGTATCCACGTGTTTCCGAGTCGGGAAACGAGAAAGGCAGAGCTGCCTGCCAAACCAACAGCAACCCTGCCCCAGTACAAGAGAAGGGCAAGGAGAAGAGGGCAGAGGCCGAAAAGGCCCCCGCATCGTCCACCCCCTCAAAGCTTCCAGAATCAGCCGACGGCGGCGAAAAATATTTAGAGAAGCTTTTGGAGAAGCTAGTGGAGAGGATCGATCTCTCCACTATAGAAAAGAAAGTAGTGGAAGTAGTGGCCCAGAAAGCCATGAAGAAACCCCAGGGAAGCCAGCGGCGCAGACGACCGCGGAGAACTTCCAACGATACTTCGAAGGAAGCTACAAATGGGAGGTATCAGCCCCCTCACAAGAGATCCCAGGGTTTCAACAATGCGGAAGCCTCCCCCAGTACTACCACCCAAAACAAATCAAAGGTAGCGAGTGGGGCACCCAGCTCATCCAAGAACACCCTGAGCTGGGAGAGAAAGTCTCCGGCTTCGGCTGGCCAACAGTAGGCCCCCAAGCCGAGGTGACCTCTCTCACTTTACAAGCAGAGAGGTGGCTGCAACGCGCGCAGTTAGCTAAGATCCCGTCGTCTGAGGACCGGGAGCGCGTCATAAATAAAACTGTGGAGGCTTATTCCAATGTTAAAACTTTTGGCCCCACAGCTACTAGAGGGAACAAGCTCGAGTGGCGGCAATTTCTGGAAGATTTTAAGTCAGCCGTTTTCTCTCTGGAGCTTGATGCAGGTATAGGCGTGCCGTACATCGCCTATGGAAGGCCCACTCATAAAGGTTGGGTGGAAGACCCGAAACTCCTGCCAGTGCTCGCTCGACTCACTTTCAACCGTTTACAGAAGATGTTGGAAGTCGAGTCCTCTGATATGAGCGCTGAAGAGCTTGTGCAAGTTGGTCTCTGTGACCCGATAAGGACATTTGTTAAGAGAGAACCGCACAAGCAATCCAAACTCGATGAAGGTCGCTACCGCCTTATCATGAGTGTTTCCCTAGTAGATCAACTGGTAGCCCGGGTCTTGTTTCAGAATCAGAACAAGCGAGAAATCGCTCTTTGGAGGGCAAATCCCTCAAAACCCGGTTTTGGCTTGTCTACGGATGAGCAAGTGCTGGAGTTTGTACAAGCTCTGGCCGCGCAAGTGGAAGTCCCACCAGAGGAAGTGATTACCTCATGGGAGAAGTACCTTGTGCCGACTGATTGCTCTGGATTTGACTGGAGCGTTGCGGAATGGATGCTACATGACGATATGGTCGTCCGCAACAAACTCACACTGGACTTAAATCCGACAACAGAAAAGCTACGATCTGTATGGCTAAAGTGCATCTGCAATAGTGTCCTGTGTTTGAGCGATGGCACACTCCTCGCCCAAAGGGTCCCCGGCGTTCAGAAGTCCGGTAGCTACAACACAAGTAGCTCAAATTCAAGGATTCGAGTCATGGCCGCCTACCACTGTGGGGCTGACTGGGCCATGGCGATGGGAGATGATGCTCTCGAATCAGTCAACACTAACCTAGAGGTGTATAAAGATCTAGGTTTTAAAGTCGAGGTTTCAGGACAACTGGAATTCTGCTCTCACATCTTTAGAGCGCCTGACCTTGCCCTTCCCGTGAATGAGCGTAAAATGCTGTACAAGCTCATCTTCGGATATAATCCGGGAAGTGGGAATCTGGAGGTTATCTCCAACTATATTGCCGCTTGTGTATCAGTTCTAAACGAATTGCGGCATGACCCAGATTCCGTTGCTCTCCTTCACCAGTGGTTAGTCTCTCCAGTGCTGCCACAAAATAATTGAAGAGAGAGCATATAACTAGCCAAGCATACATCAGTTGCAAGCGTTGGAAGTTCAAGTCTGATTACCAACAGCCTGACACAATAGATTTTAAATTTTTAGCAGGATTTGCGTTTGGATTTTTATCCGCAATCCCAATTTCGATAGCAGGCATATACCTAGTCTACCTGAAAATCTCAGCCCACGTACGCGCAATCGTTAATGAATACGGGAGGAGTTAGGAGCGATAATAATGGAAATGGTGGATCACGCAACACCCGCCGTCGCAGACGCCCACGACAGGTTCGCCCTGTCGTTGTGGTCGCACCCCCTGGGCGCGCACGGCGGGGAAATCGAAGACGACGAAATGGAGGCAGGAACCGAAGAAGCCGAGATAGAGTTGGAGGACGGTCGAGCAACAGCGAGACTTTCGTCTTCAACAAGGACTCAATCAAGGATAGTTCCTCAGGAGCTGTCACCTTCGGGCCGTCTCTATCAGAGAGCATCGCGCTTTCAGGTGGAGTTCTTAAAGCCTACCATGAATATAAGATCACAATGGTCAACATACGCTTCGTCAGTGAATCCTCTTCCACAGCGGAGGGCTCCATCGCTTACGAGCTGGACCCCCACTGCAAGCTTACTAGTCTCCAATCCACCCTGCGCAAGTTCCCCGTCACCAAAGGCGGGCAAGCGACTTTTAGGGCTTCGCAGATTAACGGGGTAGAGTGGCATGATACATCCGAAGATCAATTTAGGCTGCTCTACAAAGGCAATGGAACAAAGAACGTTGCCGCCGGGTTCTTCCAGATCCGGTTTACTGTGCAATTGCACAACCCGAAATAGGTAGAAGGTAGTACCCCCCCCCCCCCCCCCCCCTCCCCAGGTCCTGAGCCACCCCCACCATCCCCGCAACCAGAGCCGTGCAAGAAAAGCCGGTTTTGGGGTTATGAAGGAAATCCTCAGAGCAAGATCCTGACGGCGGAGAATGATAGAAATATCGACTCTCGCCCTTTGAATTTTGTCTCTATGTACAAGTGGGAAGATGAGAAGTGGGATAAAGTCAATCTCCAAGCTGGTTATTCAAGAAACGATCGGCGATGCATGGAGACATACCTGACCATTCCAGCAGACAAAGGAAAGTTCCACGTCTATCTTGAAGCAGATGGTGAGTTCGTAGTCAAGCATATCGGCGGCGATCTCGATGGTAGTTGGCTCGGCAATATTGCCTACGACGTTTCGCAAAGAGGTTGGACTGTGGGAAATTACAAAGGGTGTAAGATAAAGAATTATCAGACGAATATCACCTTTGTAGCGGGGCACCCGGAGGCTAAAATGAATGGCAAAGCTTTTGATAGCGCCCGGGCTGTAGAAGTTGATTGGTTCGCTTCCTTTGAGCTTGAATGCGATGATGAAGAGGGAAGTTGGATGATTTATCCCCCTCCAATTCAGAAAGATTCCTCCTATAATTACACCGTGTCATACGGAAACTATACGGAGAAGTATTGTGAATGGGGAGCCATATCCGTCTCTATAGACGAAGATAACGAGGGGTACGTACCGAGAAGAATTCCACGCAAGGGGGAAATGGCGTGGTCTCACCCGGAGAAGGATTACTCCGAAAACAAACCCCAGAAGGAAAACTGGAATATTGAACCCCTGGATGCAGGTGAAACGCAGCGAGAAAGACAACTCGTTAAAACTCCATCCCCGGATGTGTCGGATGCTGGTTCCGACATCGATGATGATCTAATCCCTGTTGATCTCATCGAGAGGGTCAAAAGAGGAGAGAAATTGGATCCTATGGAACAGCTTGAGTATGACAGACACAGGTATAGAAGCCGAGACGTTGAACCCGAAGACTCAACTGTGGACGATACCTCCTCCTATCCCCGAATCACTCCTCGAGAGCCTGTAGAACAATTGCCGGCAGGACGAACCACAAGTGACTTCGCTCCTAAAGCAGAGCTTCTGGAAGCTTGGGATAATAAACATTTCAACCCAGGATATTCGGAAGCTGAAGTTGCTGCCGCAACAATAATAAAAGCAGGCTCGATAATGGAAGGACGGAGCATGATTAGAGAAAGAGATAAGAAAATTCTCAGAGCTGCCACCAGTTGGAAACCAGAAGAAAAGCCTGAGAGTCCCTCTATCGCTAAGTTAAGAAGCTCCAAATTGACCGGAGGCTCTTTGAGGGCTAACTCAGAGACCGCTTCCTCTATAGGAGGTGGTTCTTTATCCGGCGGGTCTTTAAAACCTAAGCGCACTATAGAGCAGGGAATTGTGGAAATGATGACCACAGCGCAAAGGTTGGAGTATGAGAGGCTTAAAACCATTAACACTGGAAAAGCCAATGAGTTTCTCTGGTCTATAGGGAAACCGCCTCCTCCGAACCCTGACCCTTTCAATAGGAGGATTTGACAGTCTAAGCTCTACGACTATAAAATAACGAGCACACTGAACTCCAAGCCTGTTAGAGTATAACCCAGGCAGTCTAAGCTCTATGACTTTAAAGTAACGAGCATACTGAACTCCAAGCCTGTTAGAGTATAACCCAGGTCGTCGTTAGCTGTAGACGTAAAACCAGCGGTCCGGTGTTGATGGCTGTCAAACACTGAGTAACTCACAGCAACGAAACCCATGGATAGATCCATGCGGGAGTAGGCATCATAATTCTTAGGGTAGGGGGGTGTATAGATACCCCCCCCTGGTCTATGATGC